CTTGCCGAAGGACCAGAGACGGACTCCCTTGTCCTCCTCGCCACGAACGACGACGGCGGCATAGGCGCGCATCTTCGGGTAGAGCTTCTTGGCGAGCTCATAGGACTCCTTGGTGCCATCGTCGCGGAGCTTGTTGATGAGCTCCTGGATGGGATCGGGGCGGCTGAACTGGTAGGGCGCCAGGAGGCCGGGGCTGTTACCCACGTTGTAGTAGAACCAGAGCTCCTTGAAGGGCTGGCCGTCGTTGTTCGGGAATGAGAGCAGACGTACAGTCGCCTCCTCGCCTTCCTGTGGACGCCAGAGGACATCACGCTTCGAGCTGTTACCGGAGAGCTTGTTCAACTTCTTGCGAATTGCTTCAAAATCGATCGCCATATCAATACCTCAATTGTTAGTGGTTGTGTCAAATGCCTGTTCAGTTGACAGTAAAGTGTAATCCTTAGTGCTCAATTGTTCAAGCGACCCCGAGGGGCCGTCGGTCATTTTCTTGCTGGGGAGGCTCCGCCAAATGCGCGACCAACTGCTCTCGCAGTCTCGCGGCGAGCGGTTTTTGCGCTCCGGCGCTCCGGACCTGGATACGAGGGCCCGGCGCCCAGGGGCATCGCAGGTCCACCACCAGCTGCGGCAGCGCCTGAGCCTTCCTCGGCATCTGCGCCGGTGAGGCGATCAGGCTCGAGTAGCAGGTCTTCATCTTCATGATCTTCAGGCTCAGACTCGATTATCAGTCGCACCAGCTGCCGAAGTCTCTCTTCCCTCATGCCTATAAATAGGCAGGATCAGAGAACCAGGGTCTTCGCGGCGGCCAAAATCCTGGTCAGCGGGCTCTTAGAACCCACATAGAATCGATTCTCTTCGAGATGGAGACCGCCGCCAATGTAGATCGCCTCCCACTCTTCGCGCGTCAGAGCGACTCCAAAGTGCTGGAGGAGCCAGAGCGTCCGGTGTGAGTACCCCATCTTCGCCATCGACTCGTTGTACTTGTAGAGCTGGCCCAGCTTCTCCCGGTGCCAGTCGGAGTCCTGCTCAAGGAAATGAGTGGCATCCAAGTCTCCCACCTTGCCCAGATCGTGGAGCAGGCCCACCTTGAGGACCGAGGCCGTCGGGAGCTTGTCATCGAGCATGTCATTGAGCTTGCGCATGCTCGAGGTGACCTTGAGGGTCAGGTCGATCAGACCGCCGGTGTAGCACCCAGGCTGCTCAGTCCGCGGAGCGTAGGGGCACTCGGCCAGGCGCTGCCCCAGAGTCTCCAGCAGATGATTGAGGTTTTCATCGTTGAATCTCTTGCACAGAGATTCGAAAGTGTTCCAGTTGCTCTCAATTTTTTCAGGCTCGATCGTTGTTCTCATATCGCAATATTACTGCGATCCTAAGACTTGTTCATTCGAGCGCAGAATTAATTCTTCTGAAGGAGTACAGCGACTTCCTCTTTTCCGCTTAGTGTGACGAGACCAGGAACGATCTTGCCCTGGATGCCACCCAGCAGGCCTTCCTTCTCCGCAGCGATGAAAGTGAGGAATATGTACTGTGCGGCGTCACGCGGACTAATTTCAGAGCTGTGCCCAATTCGAACGAGCTCGGTGCCGGATTCATCCTTCACGATCTCGGTCTTGACATAGGCAGAGCGCATGACCGAGGCTCCCTGTCTCGCTTGATCGATGATACTGCGCACCTTCTCGATGTCAGTCCTGCCTGAGGCGCCCTTAAGTCCCAACTTAGTCACGAGCTCCGCAGGATTTTCTTCAGCGAGAGAGCCAGCCAGCCTTGTAGCTTTGCTAAAGTTTCCCTTGCCAACTCGACCACGAAGGACCCTGGGTCCCTGCTGCGGGGGCTCTTTTTTCTTTTGTTCTGGCGACTCGGAAGTGCCCCCATTCTCTTCGAGGAGAATTTTTCGAACCTGATCTCTGATAAATGAATTGACATCTCTCATTGCGACACCCTCTTAAGTCCTAGCTCGAAGCGACCGATCTCTAAGTCCACGCCGCGGGAGCACTCTTCTTGTAGCTGGACCTCTCGGCCGGCAGGAACGTCGAAGAGGACAGCATCGTGAATGACATAAATAGGCTGGACTCCTGACGCTGAGAGCCTGGTGGAGAGGTCTTTAAATCCGAGCAGTGCGACGTCGACGGCAGTCGACTGGAGATAGTGGCTGATCAGCTTCGAGTCGGGGTCATCCCCCTTTGCGTCGAGGAGCGGCCGGCCATAATAGTTGTGCAGCCGCCCGCCTGCATGATCCATTTCAGACCGGAGCCGCGCGACCAAGTCGGCAACCTTGAAGTACTCCTTGACCTCGCGGATGAGCCCCTGCGCCTCCCGGCGCCCCCCGAGCGCCTCGGCGAGGGCCGAGGATGATGAACCATACAGGGCGCTGATGACCGCCTGCTTGATGGCGGAGCGGGTCACGCCTGACATGTTCATGCGCTCGCGGACACCCTCATAGATATCGCGAGGCGGCTCGACTCCCATAATGTTGAGGGCGACCCGAGGCTCGAGAGAGACGAAGTCGACCTCCCAGACCGAGCCCCCTCGGCGAGAGGCGATAATGTCGCGACACTCCTTCTGGAGCGTGAGCACAGAGGGCCCTCTTGCGACCTTGAGCCGGCCGGTCGCCGTCGAGACCCGGTCATACTCGATCTCAGGAGCGAGGCCGGTCTCGTCGGGAGAGAACGATGCCAGAGCCGTGAGGGGCGAGACGCCCCCTGTGAGATCTGACCGGTGCTGTCTCATCCGCTCAAGGTCGATCCGGGGCCTCTGGAGGGTCTTCAAGAATTCATTTCCCTGTCCATATGTTTCCACATACCGCACGAGCTCTGGGTCTCCAGTGACATCCTGGATTGCCCGAACGACCTGCTTGAGTCGGGCAGTAAACTTTCGGCGCCCGAGGACCATCGCCCATGGAATCTCGAGATCCTGAATTCCTAGGGCCTCGAAAGAGCGCTGGTGCGCAGGATCAGAGAGCTGTACAGAATCAGGTGACATACCGTGCATTAGAGCTAGAGACCCGATCGACACGGTCGACCTTGGCCCCAAGGATACAGCGCAGCCCGCAGGATTGTCAATCCACTCGCAGCTCCCATCGAAATTTATGACCAGAGAACTTTGCGTGCCTAAAGAGGTGGCGTCGAGGCAGACTCTCATGAGATGATTTTAGATCACTCAATAAAAATTTACACCGGTGTCAGCCGAGCCGGGCTCTAGAGCCGGGCTCTTTCGTTTTCGAGGCGGCGGCGGCGCTCCTCGGCGTCGCGAATTTGCGGCTCGTTCTCCCCGCGAACCCTCCGCACGTTCGACGCGTAGTATGGACCATGGCCCTCGGCCTCGGCCCTACGGATATTCTCGCGATATCTGGCAATATCTCTCTCGATCGTCCGCAGCTCTTCATTTATCTCATTTCCTCGCAGTATGGCAGCTGATATGGCAGCTGATTCTCGCTCGCCCTCTTCTCGAGCTGCAGCGGCTCCCGGCCAATAATTCGGTGCGGATCCGCCAAGTGCATATAGCGAGCCTCTGACAAGCGCCTCGGCACGGTCGCCGCCGACTGTGCGGGCCCGCGGGGCGCCCTCTGAGCCGCTCACCGCGGTGCCACCTGACCCGCCACCTGACCCGCCACCGCCTGATGCGGCTCCGCGGCCTGTGCGCCGCCGGGCAGGCACGATGCGACCAGGCTCAGGAATATTGATAGGGTCCCCAGTAATATTTCCGTTGATTGCGACGAGAGCGTTTTCGAGATTGGTGACGAGAGACGTGTATCTCGCATATGAGTTCATGGGCGTCAGCTTGACAGTCGACTTGAAATTGCCCTGCTCGATCGTGTGATCGACGCCTGTCACGCCATAGATCGCGTCGATCGTTGTCCCTGTGCCCATATCGAGAAAGATCTGCTGTCCAAAACTCCATAGGGGGCAGCCAATCGTCTCCAGAGTGCACTCGACAGGCGAAACCTGGAGTGGCACTCCCTGCTCGCGAGTCCCTATGGGATTCTCAGGTGACCTGCCCTGTCTGAGCATATTCACAGTGGAGAGAGCTGAGTCATTCATCGAAGTAACTTTGGCAGAGAGAATGCCGGATGACCCCTCCCCATAGCGCACGCTTGGGACGGTTCTCATGATAAAGTTTTTGAGCCGACCAAATCCCCCTCTGAGGACATATCTCTGGCGCGTTCTGCTGTCAGGTGTGGTGCCTGCTGCGCCTCCTGATGGGGCAGCAGGATACTGCTCGATTAGACCTGCCGCGATGGCGGTGCTTATTGCATTGTCATAGTCGCGGCGGGCAACGGTATTCTCTTGTGTGGTTCTACCAAGCGTTTGCTGGACTGCGAGCGCTGTCGTGTTCAAGAGACCTAAAGTCCGGGATGACGCCGATTCCAGAAAGCCCTGGAGCGTCGCATGTGACGTCGCCTGAGAGTCGAAGACGTGAATTCGAAGTATCGTCTGGTCAGGCGTGCCGCCTGCTCGAACAGGAACAGACTCGAGCACGACAGAGACGGTCGGGTGCTTGAATTCGAGATCAGCGTCTTCCGTGCCATAGGCATGCTGCAAAACACTCTGCTGCAGATTGAAGAGCGCAGCCTCGTCGTCTTTATATCGATTGTTTAGTTGCCGCAGTGAGTCTTCACTTTCGTCGGTCGGCAGTTCTCCATAGGCGCTATTGAACCCATATGCTTTCGCAGCAGGGTCTGATATGAAGTACGTACCCACAAAGTTGATGAAAGACTCTACAGGCATGTTGATGAGTTGGTCGAGCTCGCGCCTGAGAACAGCCTCGAAGTCGCTCTTTTTAATCGGGAACGTGGCGATATTTCTATTCGCCATGTAGGATGCCTTTTCGTTGAAGTTATAGAAGATGATCTGGACGTCCTTGTAGTGTCCGGAGGCTGCAGCTGGTTGGAGCGCGAAGGACGTGAATATTTTTCCCAGCGAGACAAAGTCCGCGCCTGTTACGTTGGCAGTATTCTCGTGCCTGCCATTTGGAACTCCAGGAACGAGAAACGGATCTGACGTTCTTGAGAGGTTGTTGATGCGCTGTGTTATCGCCGTTCGCATCTCAGACCTCAGGCGCCCTGCGCGACCTCCAGAAGATCCCATGAGATCAGATAACGCCTGTCCGAGCGCGCGCAAATCAGGACTAGCGCCTGTGGTGCGCAGAGCTGTCAGGTTTCTAATTTGTCGCACGACATCAGCGCTCAATGGTGTAACTGCGCCGCTAGGATTTGTTAGAGATCCCAGCACATCAGACTCTCCAAAGACCGCCTGTGCCGTCGCGGAAGGAATTCTACTGCGCAGCTCCTGTATTAGATTCGTGAGGTGCTGCACCTGCTGAAATGCTGGAACATTGTCGATTCCCAGTCCAATCTGTGCGCGCTGCAGTGATCTATTCGCCAGCATTGAGAGCTGCAGCTCGATATTGACCTGACCTGAATCGTCAAAATCGAAACTCGAGTTCACTATCTGATACTTCTCTTTTACCCTGAGGGCACCGATTAGAGAACCAAAGAGATTGTCTCTATTGAGCGCTGCAAACCCTGACTGTGCCGGTGAATCTGGGTGTGACCACCCATACTCTATGAGCAAATGTGTCGTGCCAAACCTGGCCGGGCGAACAAGCGCAGAAATTTCAGCGAGTCGCGATCGATCATGGAGGACGACGCTCATTTTTCCTGTCTTATATGACATCATACCGCCGGTACCGACAACGTTGAAAGATAGAGACTTGAGCGACATCAAGGGGCGAAACTTGTCAATGACAGGTGATTGTCTCACGAGTTGGGCCTCGCGACTCGCAGAAAATGCGTCGAGCTCTTGGTAGTCCTCATCAGCATTCACTAGGGTCTGGGGCGATGTAAAGAGCTCCATTCCTGCAGTCGCGATAGGCGATCGAGTTGTGGTCTCTGTTCCATCGGCGGCGCGCTCAGTCCTCTCGAACTCTGGATCTCTAGCATTCTCAGAAACGACCTGTGCATCGTTCGCACCCAGAATCGTGCGCTGCATCGTTCCATCTGGAATCGTCTGGTTCCCAAGTAGAAACTGTCCTAGAGACAGACTGGTGAGTCGATTATTCGTAAAATGATCGCCCTCCTGAACTAGAACCACGTCGATAAATGGAACGGCGCGACTTATTTCCAGCGTAGGAATCGCATTCATAAATAGTGTCAGCGCGCCCATGTCTCTTGAAGCAGGGGCTAATCTATTCGCAAAAACCTGAATAATCGAGCAATCGACGTGCGCGCTGGTACCTGGGGACGTTCCTGTCCCATTGATAGAAACGATCGTCTCAGCTTCGCTGGCGCTTGAGAATCCGCCCGTGTGCTTGATCGAAAAGGCTTGGTTGTCCGAGTCACCACGCCTCTTGAAGCCCTGTTGCACATTCGTGTCGCCGGGTGTATCGACAGAGGGTGCGGTGCCGGTGCGTAGGACAGCCCGAGCGCGATTGTCAAGATCTGCCAGCAACTCTGGTTCATAGCAAATTTTTATTAGGCCAGGTATGTCATTGGTGTCTGTCGCCGATCCCACATATTCGTTGAGGCGCCTGATCAGCTCAGGAGTTGTGAAGCCGCCCTCAGTCACGTCGAGCAGTGCCTGGGCGGCCACCCGTGCTGGCGTTGAATCCGGCACTGTAAACATATCAGTGGGCAAATCTCTCTCTCGGAGAAGCAGCATCGACACGAAGTCGCTTCGAGATGTAGCACCATAATAGCGCCCTAGGGCGGTCACAATCTCTTCGAGTCTAGTGCTAATTCCCTCAGGCATACTGCGCCGTCTGCTTCAAGTCAGTTGGTATCAAAAGCTGCGTCCCAGGAGGCACCTGCAGGGGCCACCCGATTCCGGAAGCTGCGGCAATAATCCACCACAGGCGAGCGTTTCCATACACACGGCCCGCGATCGTGTCGAGGCGCTCGCCCTCATTGAGCACGTACTCTCTCGTACTAATTTGCCCCTGTTGTACAGCTCGACGAATGCCATTGTGAGCCGTGGCAGTGCCATATTGACTTCCGGCAGCGATTTTAGGAGTATTACTATATCTTTGTGACATGAGATGCTTGCAGGCGTGATGTTTGTCGTTTTTCTAACTTGTTGTGATGTATCACTTATCAACCCTCCGGAGTTGGATCGGTTGCATATGGATCAGATCCAATATAATGTGACAATTCGCCGACGTTATACGCGACGCTGCGCATCGCGCCGTCTGAGTCGAGGCCCATGGGTATATCGTGTATTGGTGAGAATGAAATAGAAAGCTTCATACTCTTGGGTGCCTGACGTCCTCTGTCGATCTCCCAAGTCGACTCCCCCCAGTCCATCTTTAGATCGGTGATAAATCCTGCAAGGCCTTTACCCTTTGTGCTCTCGAAGGAGCGAACGATCGGATTTGTTGCGGGTTCAAAAAATTCGCGGAAGACGGTGCTATTTGCAATACGTGTATTGTTGAGTTCTCTCGTAGGCTCTAGGCTCGAGCTCAACAGCCTGAGCTGATCTTCAGGAACTGGCTCATTCTCAAGTTGTGCTACTACGTATGTATTGTCGAATCTTGTAATGAAATCTAGGTTGATGTACATGTACCTATAATTTCCTAGTACCTCCATACCTGCCGGACCCTCAGGAAGATTGAACGTCATGTTCTGTATCTCGACAAAAGCAATGACATGTCTCTCGCTGGGAGATGTGGCAGGAGCATAATGATATCCGAACGGAGGGTTATCAGACGGAGGGGGCGATGGAAAATTAGGCTGGCCAGAAAGCGAGATAATCTTTACTCTCAGATCTGCTGGAGTCCTGACCGAGCTTAAAGTTCTTGGAATGCTCAAGTAAGCAGCAGGTGCGTCTGGCTTACGCGTCCTTGTAGGGACGCCGGCGACGCTGCCCAGAACTGCCATGGCTCCACCTCTTGAATCTCTAAACTCGACGTTGTCAATGCCCGCCAAAATCGTTACAGGGCGAATATTCACCTCATCGCCTACGACATATCTTTCATTTATAGGCCTCGCCTGGCGTGCCTCAGTCCACGTGTTTACTCTTGTCTCAGCCGCGGACCTGAGGCGCGCTGCATTGCGCGCTTCGATCGCCTCGTTTTCAGCACTAATTCTGGCATTCCCATTATTCCCATTATCCACAGCAGCTTGTCGACGTGCGATCTCTCGATTGATATCCATTCTAGTTGTTCCAAACCCAAAAAGTCTCGCTAGCGCAAACCTGGAATAATTTCCTTTGACAATATCTCCTATTCTCAATCTAATCATAGGCGACGCTGTCTGTATTTGAGAAAAGGGCTGAATGAAGTCAATATTGCTTGTCGTCATTTGACGACCGGCAGAATATTGTGGATACAGCATTGTGATCAGCCTGTTTATGTTCCAGTACATAATATCAAAATCTTTTTCAGAAGTTGCGACCACATGAAAAGTAAACCCGATCGTCCTCTTCGTGTTATTGTATATCATGACCTCATCAGCGCGACCATACCCCGTCGTGTTGGTGTAGTTCACAGAGAACCCGTCTGATAGATCAGACAAAAATGCGTGAAATGAGATTATCTCATTCGTACGAAGGTCGTGAAAATAAAACGGCACGTGCTCAGCATCTAGCAGACTCTCGATCGTCTTAACGTCACCAGCTGTTAGCCTTGCGTCGCGCGCGGGGACCTGCTCGGCGGGGATGCTGCGAAGCCCGCCTGGCGACACACGGCGGGGCCCCAGCAGCGTAAGATCAAACTGGTTGACTCTTGATCCAGGTCCTCTAGGCGTACCATTATACCCCATATCGATAAATCCAGCAACCTGACTGCCTAAAGAACCTGGTATGAGATGAAAGCTAAGTGCCGCAGAGTGACGCCAGCTGAGGGCGCCGACCGGGACTTCGCCGGAGTGGCCTCTGCCTGGGCCAGAGTACTCGCGGTCTTCCTCATTTACCCTCAACGATATATCAAAGGTATGAATTGATGCGTTCAAGACCTGATTTCCCAGCGCAGTCATCGTCATAAAAAAGCGATAAAGGGCTGATGACGTGATCGAGTCGATGAGACTAAAGATCCCTGACACTATTGCAACAATATTGCCTGCAGATCCTGCTTCTGCAAAGCTTTCTATGGCCTTAACGATCTGTTCGACGTCCCTTATCGCATTTCGTATCACGACTGCGTAATATCCGGGTGCCGTCAACAAGTAATAGATGTTTTCTCCCAGGAGCTCTCCGTCGATTGAAAAATCTTCTCTAATCCCTACTCCAAAGAATGCTCCAATCCCCTGAAGGAGACATTGCTCCCAACGGTGATTTGTTCTTGGTATTCCCAGGAGCTCAAATATGAATTCTTGCAACCGATTATATGGTGCATACTCTCCTGTGCCTCCGTTGGTTCTAATCTCAGTGTGTCGACCCATCGTCAAATTGGCAGGAATAATATTCAGCATGCTGGACCCTGTAGGGTCAAAGTGATCTACAGTAGCCATGTCTCTATTCAGAATTAGGGGAAGCGCCGTGATTAAAAATGACGCTCCTACTATCAACACGATTCCAGCTAAGGTTGTTGTAAATGTGCCAACTGGTAATCCGCCGCTGAAGGGCTCAATGTGAGAATTAAGCACACCATAGCTTCGTCCGTCGAAGGTCTCATTCCACGTAGAGCTAGTTGATCCAGGAGCAGGCTCAAAGTCTACCTTATCGATATACTCAGCCCGAGCTGATTCTGGCGTTACTCCCACACCGGCCAAGCCCTGAGACACATCAACATTACCTGCCATGAGATTGACAACAGGTATAAGTGGTAGGCCTGTTAGCTGTGGCGCACTAGGGATAAGAGGCGCGTAGTTGTTCGTTTCTTGAAGGCTATTTGTGTCATTTAGCAAATCTTGTCCAGGAACGCTGTGTCCTGTAGCCCTAATCATGAGCTTAAGTCCCACCTGCTCCAGAAGTCCCTGCTTTATCTCTATCGACTGTGAGTCCTTGACATATGTGCCCAACTGGCGCTGTAGTGTTGTGCCAGGTCCAGTCCATGTGCGATTTTGAACGAAAGCTTTTTCGATAGGATTGAAGCGATTTTGCCGGAGAACCTCGGAGATCTTCTTTTGAACAACAGGCGCATCGTCTCTCAGCGGTCCAATTTGAGGATTTCCAGGCTCAGCAAAGCTCACAGTCCCCTGCGGGTCGACGTTCAAAAGAATGCTATTTCCGTCTTGTCCACGAGAACGTGTAGCAGGATCTGAATAGTTCTTTATACCGACGTCGGGACTTACAAATGGATTGCTCGAGTCTCGACCGTAATCAGAGTTTTTTGTAGACTCGAACTTTCTGGCTGCCTTGGCTGCGTCGACGTGGCCCTTGACATGATCGAGATAAGTTCCCATGGTCACGCCATTGTTCTTGATGTCGACTCGTGTCAGCAGTCCAGCCCTTTTGGATGAAAGGTTGGTATCAATTCCTAGGCCCACATCGCTGCTGTCAGGAGATACTTGAAATGTATTAGGGCGAGAATTACCTACATTTCCCTTGGTCGCATTGCTGAGATAGTTTCCTAAAGTCACCTTCGCGGCACGAGGAATGTCTTGTCCCTGATCGAATCTAACGGCACCACTCTGGTCTCGGGGCTCATTTCCAGAATCTGGATGGCCTGGGTTAAAAAGATCACCCACAGACGATAGCTCGCCTGAGTCATTTAGCCCCAGGTCATAGTTGGTCTGATTGCCTCTTTTGTCAGTCATTTTTTAGACCCACCGCGATTCTGCAGCTCTTGCTGGAAGAGACGGCGCCCTTCCTCAGAGCTAAATATCTCATTCATTTTTTCGCTCAAGATTGTCATGCTCTTCATGAGCTTGCTGTGGTGGTCCATCACCGCCTCACGGTCACCCGGCTCCAGCTTCTCGAGTGATTTTTCGAACGCGTTCATTAAAAACTTTGATGACTCATCTATAGGAATTCCTTCATGAGTATCTCGTTTGCTTTCAGAGGGAACGGGCCCCTTGAAATCTTTATCTTGAACATCTGTGTCGCTTTTCTTCATAGGTCTATATTACGCAGGATTGGGTCCTGTAATGGCGAATCTTCTACCTGCTGTGGTCCGAATATCTCTCTCGTTATTCAGAATCGCCTCGCCAACGGCCTCGGAGTCGACGTGGACTGTGACAGTAAGGTTGATGGGCGGCAGCGATTCGTGCCTGACTGTGAGATTACGCTGGCCGTCTAGAGAATCGTTGAGCCGAACGATCGCGGCGATGTTCGCATCACCGAGAGGTGTGCTAAGTGCCGTGTGGAGGGCTGTGTACGCCTGAACCATCGCCTGAACACGAGAAGAAACGTTTTCCATGTTTCTGGGGACCACGTTGAGAATATCGACCATGCTTTCGAGTGCTGTCGTTATTGTCTCTGTGTCACCCAAGCGTCGATTGAATTCTGCTGCTAGAGCCCCTATGCCCTGCGTGCCTGTTGCGTTCATCGTCGTCATGGCAGTGCTGAGTGCCTGGATCCCTGCGAAGACGCCTGTGAGAGCCTCGGCCTTGGACTTGAGACTGCGCGGATTTTTCACGACAATCGCATCAAAAGCGTCAACGACACGCTGCAGTGGTCCTCCTCGCACCAAGATTTGACGTGCAACTTCGCCCATCATGGTAACCATGCCAGTGATTAGACTAACTGGCACCGTCGAATTAGGCGGAGGTGCGCCATAGAAGGGACCGCTGGGTCCGAAGATCTGTGACATCTGACCCACCGCCGCCAGAGCCGCGGTGACGGCCTCGATTCTCGCCTTGAGTCCCCGCGTATTTGTTATCCCCTGTGCGATCGCAATGACTGCGTTGACCATGGTTCGCATGGGCTCGACCAGCGAGAGGAAAGATGGACCCATGGTGGCGAAGAGTCCCGTTATGTTTGTGAGTATGGAGTCGAACGCGCTTTCTTGTGCGAACGCGTCTTCATAGGCTCCGGCGCGTTCGTTCGCAACATCCATCATCGAGATAAAGGTGTCCATAATGCTACTCACAGCGCCCATGACCCCTGACAGAATCTGCCCGAGCCCTGATATTACCTGAGGGTCGACTGAGGCCGCAGCAGTTATGATAGGCTGTAGAGCCTCCATCATTCCCTGCATCATGCTGACAAGGGGATCCTTAATGTCCGTCAATAGATCGACAATTCCTGTGGAAATTCCCCGCATTCCTGCAAAAGCAGAGTTCATCACCGCGGTTGCATCTTCCCCGTAAGTGTCAGCCGCCTCGGTCACCGCCTCGAATGCCTTGTCGGAGGGTGACATCGCCTTCATGATCGCAGCGACGGCAGTGAGAACTGAAGCAAATCCAGAAATAAATGGTCCCACGTCCTTGATTCCGGCAGGAATTGTGCCAATGCTGGATAGTAGGCTTTGGATTCCTGTAGCGACGGAGGGTAGGACAGCCTGGAGCTGTCCCAGCGCGCCATTTTGCATCTCTTTCATACCATCCATGATCGTGCTAATATTATTTGCGCGGCCAATTGTGCTAACCAGACCCATGGGAGAAATCATCTCATACCACTCCGGACCGGCCTCTTCTGCCAGCTTGGAAAACACCTCGCCGTCAGGGGAGAATGCCTTCAGAAGGGTACCAACAGCTCCTAGCACCGCCGCGATTGCTGATATTGCCTCTCCTGTGCCCTGCTTTATATTTGCAGTTTGTGCGAATGTTGCCAGCTTGTCAATAATATCGGTGACTCCTGATTTGAGAATCGTATCAACGAGCCCCTTCATCGCGTTGATATTTCCCTGGAATGCATCGCCATCGAACATCTGCGCGAAGGTCGGTCTCATCATATATGCAAGACCTGAAAGCGCACCCACGAATCCATTGACTGCCTGCATGATATCGACGAGCGCTCCTGTCACAGCCTTGAATGACTCAGGATCGGCGATTCGAATATTAGCAAGCATTGTGACAGCAGGGAGAAGCGTGCCGACAAGTCCAGTTGCAAGACCTGCGATCAGTGCAAACCCCAAAAGAATTGGTGCAAGACCAATAGCTCCTATCCCTGAAGTCATGACCATGCCTAGGGCGAATGCTGCCGGCAGCATTCCTAAGGTCGCCCATATCAAAGATGAAATTCCTTCCATCAGAGCTGCAATCCCAGTAGGATTAGAGAATAGGGAAAGGAGTGATGAGACGACAACGCCTACAACGCCCACTGCAACCATAAACACGCCAATAATGCCCATTCCCTCGACCGCCTGCGCTACGTTCTGCTTCATTGCACCAATAATTGTGGCAGCTAAGATTATTGGAAGTGTAGCAAGGGTCAAAGTTAGAATGACGGCAGTAAATGCTGCGATCTGGCCTAGGTTTGGTGTGTCGATCATAGACAATATTGCCATCACACCCATAACAACAATAGAAGAAGCTGTCATGATCGCAAGGACAGTGGCCAGTCCAGAAGCATCAGCCGCAGCCCCAGGTGGTATCATCTTCACTGCCGCTGATATCATTAGGGTTGACGTCGCAAGCGACACCATAATGATTCCTAACCCTAGAGCGTCCAGAGGAGTCAGGCCTGCAATTTTATAGATTGCAACCACGCCTGCAAAAACAAGAAGAACCGCTCCAACGGCGACCAAGAACTGTCCAATCGATGGCATGAAAGATGTCGCGGTCTGTGCAGCAGCTCCAGCGCCTGTTGAGGCCGCCGCGGCCTCGCCTGTCTGCACCATGGTTGTCGTGAAGGTCTTGAGAAGAACATTCTTAAGCACTCCAACGGCAGCTCCTCCCAGAGCTCCTACAGCACCTCGAGCGAACGCTTTGAAAAGAGATGCATAAAATATCACCTCGACAGTTTTCTCAACCCACGGTCCAATCTTTTCCCACAGCGCCATGAACATTCTCTTGACAGGAGGCCAGAGCCTGTCCTTAAGCACATCGAAGACTCGGATCAGCGCATCCAAAAGTTGATCGCCTAGAGCACTCACTGCTCCTGGAATTCCAGGAGGTGCCGCAATAAAGTCTGCGATTGCGTTGACAGCCTTGATCAAGCCGTCGAGAACCATCGGTAGAATCGCCATGAAGATGGCGCCTATGGTCTTAAGGAATGTCTTACCGCCCTCCATGAAAGTGTTGACTCCAGAGCCCTGACCCTGGAAGAGACTCTTAAAGGCCTCCTTCATTCTCTCGACGAATTTTTCGACGCCGGCCTTTGGATCAGTTCTAAGGTCTAGGAAGAATTGCTTAAAAATGTCCTTGACCTTGTCCATCATTTCGCGAAAACGCTTTGGATTGAACACATCACGAAGGCCGGCGACCATCTGCTGGAAGCCTGGGAAAAGCTCCGCGAACATCTTTCCAACAGACCGACCGGCGAGGAATACTGTCCTGAGAGACTTTCGAATGTCCCTAAAGAGACCACGGAGCTCCTTGGACCTCAGTATTCCATCCTGGAACCCTTTAGAGAAGGCGTCGAAGAAACCCTGAAATTTCGACCCTCCGCCACCACCAAAGACGCGCTCGATCGAATCGGCCAGCTTCGACATTGCCTCAGCCTGTGTGAGCTGCTTCTTCTCAGCCTTCGCACCGGCCTTCGTTATTTGATCGTATGACTGTGAGAGGCCCTTCTGACTGAACGCAGCTAATGACTGCTCTTCGGTGAGTCCTGATTGTGCTGCAAGGAGCTTGATCTCCTGCCTTGACATTGACTCGATTGACTTTCCGGTCTCTTTGAACGCCTGCTGCAACATCGACAAGCGCTCAGCAGGGTTTGCTGCGTTCAACATTTTCATCGCGTCGACATTCATTCCAAAGGCCTGCGACAGCTTCGCAGCATTCTGGGCCGCCGTCTCAAAGTCGTCAAAGGCTCCAATGACGCCTTGTAGGGCCTTTACTTCGATTCCAAGCTTGTGCGCATAAACTGCAGCCTGGCTGAGCTCGCGGACGCTGAGAGTTCCAAAGTTCGCAAAGTCGGCCTTCATCTCAGCCATATCTTTACCAATTACAGCAGCGCTGATTCCAAATGCCTCGCCCATGTTGATGGCCACGGTGGCAAAATCATGCATGGCAGCAGCAGGATCCTTGCCTGTCGCCTCAGCAAGCTTCATGATCTGTGCCTGGGATTCGGCAGATATTCCCAAGCCCTTTCGATACATGGCGAGCTCGACAGCACTCTTCTTCAAGACACCTGTAAAGTGCTCTGCGGCGGGGCCCAAAGCCTTGATGAGCTCGACGTTATACTCCATCGCCTTGGCGAGACCTTCACGACCTTGACCAAAGACCTTGGCAACCCGAAGTCCTGTGCCAGCCATATCCTTTAGCTGTTTTCTAAACTGGGGCAGTGCTGACACAGCCGCCTTGCCTACTGCGGTATTCAGGCCTCCAAGTTCGCCCCTTATCTTTTCAAGGGCCTGCGCAATTGGCGATGGTCCGCCGCCGCCACTGCTCTGCGCAAGATCAAAGAGTCCTCCCAAGAGTTTAAAGGGAAGGGTTATTATTGCAAATCCTAATTTTCCTAGGGACGCTAGCAGCCCTCCTGCCATGCTGATGACGTTCTTGAACGTCTGCATGAAGATGCCGCCAAATTGCAAGATGCCTGCCCCAAAGCCTGCCAGAGTTAGATTGCTCGCGTCGAAACTGTCATTAAGTTTGTCAAGGGCGCTAGATCCTTGAGAACCTGCGTTCTGGCCCGCTGCAGCGACGTCGCCGAGCTCGCCCTTGAGCTTGCCTGCCTCGGTCGCAGCAGCAGACATCGCATCGCGCGTTGTCTTCAGGCGCGCCTCGACCAGGTCGAGCTCTTCGCATTTAAGAGCCTTGCACATGTCGACGGCCATTTGAACTTGGGTCGATAGCGCTTTTTGCTGCGCCGCAAGAATTGCATTCCGACTCTCCAGGATCTTGTTGATCTGGGCCTGGAGATCAGACTGGTTCTGCAGTTCCTGTGTTTTGGAGTCAGCCATCTACCGTCTCTTTATTTGGCCGCGGGGCGTATAAGGCTAAATATTGACGGCGGGAAATTTTCGATTATAGGCGCCACGTCAGGCCGGTCGCGCTCCTAAAGCCCTCAGCTGCCCTCTTCTTCTTTGCGAGCAAGTCCCTAATCTCCTCTAGAGACCTCTTCTGCTGGAGTGCACTGTACAAATCACGGCTGGCGATCAGGACCCGCTGAAAGGACTCGAGGGTCTCCGGACTGCCTTTGAGCTTTACTCCTGTCGACTCGCCCAGGATGTACTTTGCGCATGCTCTTATGAATACGCTGTTTTTGCTTTCTGACATTGCGCGCTCCTATTAGTATATCGTGATCACGCCATCGCTATCGAAGAGGTCGTCGAGAATCACCTGAATCAGCCTGTCTTCATCGCCAGGCAGGAGTGCGTCGTCGATCGACTTAAAGCCCTTCTTTCCCAGCGAGCTCGTCGGAGAAATGAAGCCTGTGTTGAGAATCTCTTTGACACGTCGGCGGGCTGCATTTTTATCTCGATCTTCTACCGCTCTCTGGAGCTCCGAGTCGACGTCCCAACCCTCCTCTCCAAATGTGGACCGGAGGTCATCCAAGGTCACTTCCTCGGCAATTTCTGGAGAAACACCTAGGGCCGGTAGGTCGCCTCCTAGGTATCGATCGACAGAGGCTATGGCGCGATCAGGCATAAACTTTCCGCCTGTGTATACGTCCTCTGTTAGGCGCGCCCGAATGTAAGATCTCAACAACACAGTCTCTTTGAAATTTGCCATACGAGCTAAATATTCAAGGAACTGACTATGTGAACCTTCTCAGCTTCGAGGGAACTTGTGCGCGCGCGCGACCCATCATGGCCCGCGCCTCGGCGTTATTCGCATCAGGACTGCGCGACTGTCCCTGCGAGGCCTTGATCTCCTTATTGATACGATTGATGAACCACTCGCGCTGCCACAAGGGCAGGTCATAGGCCTCTTCATATGAGAAGCCCATGTAGTACATCAGGAGAAAGATGATCTCGAGAAAGACTTCTTTATCGTTCGGAGTCAGGCCAAAAGAAGGCGGCGCCAATTGGCAGCCTCACTTCCGAGTGCTCGAGGCAGGAAGGGCAGTCCATCCAGGACTTCATCTCGACGCCAGGCTCGTTCGAATCGATGTAGCGTCGAAGCTCTAGAGAGTCACGGGCGGGCATGTTCTTGATGAACATGGCAATCTTGGTCTTGTCGGTGATACCCTCAACTGATTGCAGGGCGAACATCAGGCGCTGGGTGACAAGATTGTCAGCCGTCATGCCCTGCTTCTTCTTGCGCTCCTGCATCGTGGCGAGCTCGGCCTCATCAGCACCGGTCAGGAACTTGAATCGAACCCGCTTCTTGGAGACCGGAAGCACAAACTCGAAGAGATTGGCACCTTCAGCGATAGGCTGGATATTGAGCCGCTTGATTGGTAGCTCAGTCAGATCAAACGCCTGCTTGGACTTCTCACCGCATGCTGGGCAATCGACCTCGACCTTATAGTCTGAACCATACCCTGTAATACGGACCGCCGTCATGATCGCGTTGCGGTCTCCAGTGAGCATCTCATCTGGATCGATCCTCTTGTCCATCATACAGGACTTGAGCAGGTGTGTGATGACGGTGCCCTTCTTGATGAGAGCACGTGACGTGAGGATATCCTCCTCCTTCGCCGTCATTGCCTTGATGTCGATCGTCTCCTGTCTAAAAAGAGGAGAGTCAGCGCTGTACACAGAGCCCATGCTCGGAAGCGGCACGGTCTCGACGGGGACTTCGAAATTGAAGTCATCCTTCATCACATTTCGAACTGGAATTCCTGCCCGCTGTGCATCGGCGGCAGTGAAGACTTCATTTCTCTCGGCCCGGGTGAGTTCCTCTTCTGACATTTATGCTCCTGTAGATCCTATGAAGTTGGACTACAGGAAAAGTATCTAGAGCGAACCGGGCCGTAAACAACTAACGAGAAAAAGAGCGGATCCGGTGTGCGTGGGCTTCGAGCGCCATCGCTCCAGAAACTCCGCCTGCGAGCTGCTCGTCATCGACTTCCTCCAGCGCCTCTTCGACGACAGAGGATATGAGGTCCCGAGAGTGCTGGAGGAGCCTCTCGACCCCAAAGTGCAGAGGGCTAGGCAGATCATCCAAGTCAAACCACTCGGCGGCGTCATTCTCCCAGTCCAGGACAGGCTCGAACTCAGACCCCACAAGTCCCACGAAATTGTAGTAGGTGAACCCTTTGGTCCTGAAGATATAGGCCGGATAAAGCTTGAGGGAGCCTGAAAATCCAACTTCCTCGGCTGCCTCGCGGCGAGCGCCGCCTGCAGGAGACTCACCTTCATCCACAGCGCCACCAGGCAGGCCCCAGGTTCCAGGGTTCTTCACTTCAGAAGAGCGGAGCGTAAGGAGCACCCTACCGGTACCCCGCGCGACCATGAGGGCTCCGGCACCACGCTTGCCCCAGAAGCCCTCACCCTTCGGATTGGAAACCATTTATCTTCCTGCCCGGCGGGCTCCTAGGGCCTCGAGCATGTCAAGGACGGCAGGAAGATCGGTACCTGCGGACCGGGCAAGTCCGAGACTGATCACGACAGGGGCATGGCCTGCGTGAATGACGCTGTCCACGATCTCAATGCTCTCGGCGCGGCCCAGGCGCACTCGAAATGTGAGATGGCGGACGTCCTCAGGCATCAGGTCAGGGTCTTCGTAAGCATCGCGGAGGAGCTGCATCTCAGGGGTGCCCTCATAGGACATGCCCATGCGCTCATTGAGCGCCCTTCTAATGAGCCTTCGCAGGCCTGCCTCTGTGATTCTCATGGCTAATCTCTGATTCAGGCGTAGTCGCCGTTGATCAGGCCCTCTTCGACCTCATCGACAGCGTTCATGATCTGCTCGACGAGAGAGCTGATGGCCTCATCGACCTGCAGCTCCCAACCTGCGTGGTCGACGGGCTGCGCAGGATCTGCCTGTCCCAGGCCCATCCAGTCTCCGCGGAGATCGTCGACTGCAGTGGCCATGGCGGCGCCGCCGGTGCCCATGCGCATGAGCTGCTCAGAGTTGAAGCTCTCGTTGAGCCGACGGCCCCGGAGCCGGGCCCTCTCTTCTCGAATGATTCGACGAAGCTGCTGTTCTGTAATTCTCATGTCTCTATCCACAATAATATAGGCCCTATTTCAAGGGCCAACTGTAAGTATGGTATTCATGTCCGCAGAGGAATGTGCGTGACCCTCAGAAGTGCAGATTCACGTAAGATGTTGTTGCATATAGGGCTAGAAATGCGAAGACCAGAGAGGCTAGAGAGAATTGCGATGGCTTGACAGAAATGGGTGTGTTTTTTCAGTCCAAATCTCAAATTCATATCCATGAAGATTGGCATACTCGTTCGCATACTGAAATTTTGCAGCATTGGCCTTATATTTCTGCGGGTTAGTAAAGCAGCTTGGCTTTACTTCAATTAACTTCTTTTTTCCACAGCACATTTCTACTAGAAAATCGACAACGTAGTATCTTGTCTTTTCATCATACACGTATTCTATCTTAAAAGGCTCAGATTCATACATGCGCACGTCATTATTTGCCTCGAAATGTGCGATCGCATTTAGCTCAAAATTTGACCTATAGTATGGAGAAATATTTTTGGATTTCTTTGCGCCATGATAGTATCCATGCACTTTGGTTGCCTTTGTCAACATGCCTCTTTGAATGCAATCAGCTTGTCTTTCGCTCTGTTGTCTTCTATTATCCTCGCTCGACCAATAAGACTGCATGTGCTCTTGGATCTTCTCTCTGTGTGCCAAAGATTTTGGTATGCCTGTCAAAGATTTAGATATTTTTTGAGCGCGTGCCGGTGTGTTCATCTTTCTAATAATTTCAGCGATCCTGGGGTCCTCTTTTGTCAGGCCCTTGCACCAACCCTGTATTTCCCCATTTTCCCACATCACGCGCCTGGTGTCTAGACTCTTTTCTCTTGCCTTCAAATTGTGGCCCCAGTTGTTGCTGACACGTGAGACATGACCGCGAATATACTCGTTGTAGCCCTTTTGAAGGGTCACGAACCTGGTTTGCTCTCCACATCCGCACTTACAGAGCGGCTTGACACCATTGGAAAAGACTGCTAGATATAGGTCTTCTGATGTGAGCCTATGTTGCTTTGACGCATGAATTCTAAGAGAATCGAGAGAATCACTGCCAAATTCACAATTAGGGCACTTAAACATAAAACCTCCGAGATTGCTCCCGGAGGTAATTATATCGGTCACCTATCAATTTGATAGGTGAGTTCTACTAGTACTGCAGTACGCAGTTGTCGTAGCGCAGAGTCAGCTGGATCTCTGTGGGGTCCTCGGTGCCGTAGTCCAGATCGCCGAAGCTCGCCGCTGTGATGAAGCAGCCCTTCAGGTCCCAGAGCTCGACGACCGTTCCGACGGGGTCGAGCATCTTGAGCTGGCAGTCGCGCTTGTAGAAGTCGGCATAGCCGGCGCGGCCTGACACCGACTCGTAGTGGGTGCGGATCCACTCCATCACCTGCTGGGCGCCGGACGGAGCGATCGGGTCATAGATCGTCACCTGGATCGTATCGAAGGTGGTCTTACCTGCGATGTAGCGCTTGGCATTGATGAAGTTGATCTCCTGCTCGGCGGTGTTGATCGTCGGGCGGGCGGCCGTCTTCATGAGGAAGGAGTCGATGCCCTCGATGGCGAAGACCCACCGAAACTTCCTCTTGGGTTCGAATTTATTGGGTAACATCTCTGAAACTGAGAGCGTATCAGCCATTTCTTATCTCCTTTATTCTATACAGTCAACCTAGGCGGCATGAAAGATTTGTCCGCCATGGCTCCGTATTAACTATTGGAGCGTAAAAATAGCAGTGTCTTTTATCGGCACCCATATGTAAAATACGCAAGTGAAAGTATACTTACATTATAGCGATGATTCAATCTACACGATTTCAATGTCCTTTGTGCAATTTCGCATGCGGCCGAAACGGTAGCTTTCTTTCGCACCTCGAAGAACACGGATACAGCACACTCGAAATAGCGTACATAGACACCAACCTTAAGGGTGTCACGCCCCGCTGCAAGTGTGGGTGCGGCCAACAGACGCAGTTCGCAGGCTGGAACAAAGGCTTTGCGACTTTCATCAAAGGCCACAACGCGAACGTCCATTCGTCATATGAGCCAGAAATCGCCCAAAAAATTATCGAGAAGAGATCGGTGTCACTACAGGGTAAGGTAGGCTGGTCTCGAGGTCTCACCAAAGAAAGCGACGAAAGACTTGCTCAGGCAGCGAAAACGCGCTCAAAGACTGTGACTCAACAGTTTAGGTCAGGACAGCGGACCCCATGGTCGAAAGGCCTCACACACCTGAATGACAAGAGGCTAGCTGATTACCGCCAGAATCTAATAGAGGGCTTTAAAGAGGGTGTCTATATTCCTTGGGCCAAGGGTCGCACGAAGGAAACAGACGAGCGCATCGCGGCGATGGCAATCAACGTCTCCCGCACAATGACTCAGAAAGAGGTGAGAGATCGCCTAGATTCTCTCAAGCGCCTCTCTGATGATGAAATTTTAAGAAGGCTATCTGGAGTGCCCGGTATTCGACTTGTGGGAGGTCTGGATGAGTATCGATCTGGTAAAGATCGATGTCTACAGGTCGAGTGTTCCTCATGTTGCACTATACAGAAGAAAAGTCTCATAGAGGCGATGACCGGTCGCTGTGGGACATGCTCTCCTGGCGGCTCACAGGCACAGGTGGAGATCGATCGCTACGTGAGATCTTGTGGATTTGACACCAATATCTCTTCCCGCGACGTGATTCCTCCCTACGAGATCGATACCCACATTCCGGAGCTCAACTTTGGGATCGAGTACAACGGCCTGTATTTCCACAGCACGATCTTCAAGAACAAGAAGTATCACTCGCAAAAAACGGAGATGTGTGCGAAAGTCGACACGACCTTGATGCACATCTTCGAGGACGAGTGGCGTGACAAGCAGGAAATCGTGAAGTCGATGATATCGCACAGGCTTGGCATCGCCCAGAGAAAGATTGGCGCGAGGAAGTGTCACGTAGCGTCGATCTCTAAGGGAGACAGAAAGAAGTTCTTCGAGACAAATCATATCGATGGAGATGTGAAGTCCAGCTACTGTGCTGCACTCGTCACTGATACCGGAGAGATTGTAGCCTGTATGTCCCTCCGGAGACCGCTTCATAAGAAGTACGGAGCGTCACTTGAGGTGGCAAGATTCTGTACCTCTCTCTACACGTCTGTCCCAGGCGCGCTAGGCCGTCTAACGCGGTGGGCCCTTAGCAAGGCCGAGGAAGATGGGTACCAGGGCCTGATCACGTACGTTGATACCAGGCATGGCACAGGAAAAGGTTACAGATCATCAGGGTGGGCGCAGACTGGTGCAACACCAGACCGCTTCTGGTGGACCGACGGTCGTCATCGCATCGATCGCTTCAAGATCAGGGCAGACAAAGCTGCTGGCCTATCGGAAAGTGATGTCGCGGCAGAACATGGTGTGGTCAAGATTTGGGGCTGTCCCAACCTCGTGTTCGAGCTCAAAATAGCATAATGGGAGCCATCCGAAGACGCTCCCATTACACCTACTCTGCTATTCTAAACTTCAGATTGCGGCGCCGGCGTTCGTAACGACGAAGTCAAGAGAGACGAACTCAAGGCTGCGAGTGGGCTGGACGTAGATCTTTCCGCGGATGGTGTTGTTCTCGACGTCTGCCTGGGTCGTGGTCGTCGTGTCGATCTGGACCTTGAAGCGGCTCACGCCACGCTGGGACTGGATCTGCTGAAGGACCGGATTCACTGCCGCTGAGAACCGGTTGAGGGTCTCAGCGCGGTTGGGCTCGAAGATGAAGGTGTTGGCGATGCGGCGGACCCGGCGGCGGATCTCGATGAGGAGCCGGCGGACGTTAACCCGGTCGAGCGCGCTCTGCGCAGCCAGCATCGTCTTCTGTCCAAAGACGACCACACCAGGGGTGTCCGCGAAAGCCACGAGCGGGTTCACGTCGACCTCGTAGAGGTCATCGAGGTTGGACCGGTTGAGCTTTACCTGTGTCTCGATCACACGTGCCAGGGCACCTCGAGTGAAACCAGCAGGGGCGAACCATGGGTATGCCACCGTGTCATTGAGCGCGAAGGCTCCAAGGACCGCGACGGAGGGCGGCACCACCACGTTGGTCAGCGTCGCCGGATCCTGCATCACCACGTCGGGGTAGTAGGCTGCGGCGAAGCTCGTGTCCAGGTTACGGTCAGCGACTGTGTTCACAGTGTAGGAGACCGAGGGGAGCTGTCCAGACCCAGTGATGAACGTGTTCATCTGGTCTTTTTCCTCGATATCCATCAGGAAGAGAGCGTCGAACCGGTTCTCGACAGCCTCGATCGCATAGTTTGTCACCTCGGGGTGGCGCAGGCCTGGGATCGCCAGGAGCTGGATATCGACGTCAGCCTTTTCCGCCATCACGTCGACTGCCTTGCGGTAGGAGCGGAGGGTCGGTCCATTCTGTCCACCCTGATTGGCGTCGTCAAACTCTCGACGGACTGCAAGGTCCGTCATCTTGGACTTCTCTGTGTCGAAGACGTTGACTCCATCGAAGCCGCCCTGGACGAAGAAGGAGAACTTGAGCCACTTGCGGGAGGGCAGGTGATCGAAGTCCTTGCTCGGATCGAGGAAGCGAGTGTTGGTGTCGTCGAAGACCGTACCATCGGAAGCTGAGAGGACAGTCAACTTGGTACTATTTCTGCGATAGGAAGCGACATCCCAGTACTTCGAAAGAGGGCGATCGTCGGATCCAGTTGCAACCTGGACATTCTCGAGAGAAAATAGGTTGTTCTGGAAGAGATCGGAGTTGAGAACCACCGTTCCGTCGTTAGGAGTACCCACGGTGTCGCCGGTGTGAACGCTCCTGTTTCCAACGGCCCAGCGGGGGAAGTACTTGGTGTAGGATGGGCGACTCAGGTCCGGACCCACCGTACCATTGGGATCGTCAAGCTTATCCTGGACTTCGAATTGAACACCCCAGGTGAGATTTGCGATAGGCTTCTTGCTGAGGCCAGTTCCCTTGGCGACATTGAGGCGGTAGGGAATAGGAGCGACCTGCGCGTTGGCGAGGTCAGAGAACGTCACATCATGAAGAGCGCCGGCGCCTGTAGAACCTGTTAGGTGTCCGGTAAGGAGAGGAACTCCGCCTGCGGGAGTGCCTGCGGTCAGGACGAAGTGGGGACCCCGGAAGCCTGTTGGAAGTGCCGAGGCATCGACGGAGAGGCTCTCGACGCTCGGGTCAATCTCAACGCGAACATACTTGGAAACGTTGGCAAAATTGCCGTCAATACGAAGCTTCTGGGCTCCGGTCTTCTGGTCGAAGTCATAATAGGCGTGGCGATCGCCGATGATTCGACTGATGTAGCGATCTGAGCTCGGGTCGAGGCTGAGACCTCTAAAGGACTCGAGGGCGACCTGGTCTTCATCCGTATCGGAGAAGTCGCGGACGAGGAGGTCGAAGGTACCGAACGGGCTGTTTTCGTTCTTTGTCGCCGCAATGTTCTCGATCGTGACCTTGAAGAGGCTGTTCGCGACAGCACCGTCGTCGAGGGCGTGAATCCGGAAGAGGTTCTTAGGCTTGCCGCCGAACTTCTGTGAGGTGACATAGGGAGAGAACGCTGTGCGATAGCGGTCCTCGAAGCCCTCATAGTTTGGAACGCTCGCCGTGCCAGTATTGCGCGCCTGGCTTCCTGTGAGAGCGAAGGCAGCCTCAATGAGACCAGATGCCGTTGTGCCTGCTGTCTGGACTCCCGAGCTGGTAACGACCGCCAGCGAAGGATAGACGTCCCAGTTCGTGTAGAGGTAGTGGCCGGCCTTTTCGACACGCGTTGGATCAGAGTTAAGGATCCTGCCAAAGTACTGCGCTGAGTTGGGGTCAAAGGAGGCCGTGATCACATTCGGAAACTCGTCCGTAGGTGCATGCCCGTTGAGAATCATAACGAAGTTGGACTGTCCGTTATTGATATTGACAGTTCCTAGCGAGGCACCAGCGTTGGAGCCTACTCCAAAGTTCGCGTATGCTGCATTGGCGTTGGCAGGTGTGTTGTTTTCTGAGTAAGAAGAGGACAGGCCAAGGACGACGCCTGAGGGCACCATCACAACGCCGCGAATGATCGCAGACGCGGAGAGGCTCGTCTGAATTCCTGCGTCCGAAAAGACTCGAGACCCATTCGACTCAGACATGAAAGCGCCAAGGAAGTAAGTTCTTCCAAGGACCCCTGGGACGACTGCAGTCGACCCGGCGAATGTGTTCTGTCCGAGCTGACCATTCGCCTGGACCTGCTCAGATCCTACAACAAAACCTGCATTATTGACACGTCCAGAAGACTCTCTCTTAAGGCCATCTCCCACTCCGAGAGTCCGGATATATGTTCCTGCCTGCGCGTTTCGGAACCACTCATACATGGCCAGAGGGCCAAACTTCTCTCCGTCTGTCTGACCAAACTCAGCGACGAAATCCTGGTAGCGGGCCAGGGTGATCGGGATGAATGCCCGACCCTTCTGGGCCATACCAATTACACCGGCAGGAGTCCCCTGCGGCGTGACATTCGCAGGTCCGCTCAGGTCGATCTCCCTTGTGCTCACGCCTGGACTCTTGAAGGTAAGCTCAGCCATTATCTTTGCTCCTAGTTCTTGTGTTCTTCTTATAGGTATTCATCACTCGAAAGACACGCCGCTGTTCGTGATGATGAAGTCGACGGAGATAAACTCGACGGCCCGTGTCGGGACGAGAACGATTCTGCCGTTCATTCTATTGGCCTCGACATCGAGCTCAGTGTTGTTTGTTGCGTCACAGACAACCTTGAACTGCTCAATACCAGACTGTGCCTGAATGAGTCCGAGGAGAGGCGTCACTTGGCTCACAAACTTGGCCCGGGTTGTCGCATCATTCTGCTCGAAGAGGAGCTTCTTGGCGACGGCCGAGACGAGACGCTTGACCTCGAGGAGGAGCCGGCGGACGTTGACCCGGTCGAGGGCCGACTTGGCCTGCTGGAGCGTCTTCTGACCGAAGATCACGAAGCCACCCTCCGGGAATGTCGCAATGGGATTGATGCGACCGTCGTAGAGGACGTCGCGGTCCTCGGAGTTGAGCCGGGTGACCACGTTCGTGACGTCCGAGAGGGCGGCGCGGTTGAAGCCTGCAGGAGCGAACCAGGGGTAGGAGACCTTGTCATTGAATGCAAGAGCTCCGAGGGCGACCACTGAAGCTGGCACCTTGACTGGGCGCCGATTGACTGGATCCTGCAGGAACACATCTGGGAAGTACGTCGCCACGTAATTGTTGTTGATTGCGCGGCTGTCGAACTGCTCAGTCGTCTCACGAACGTCTGGCTTGATTGCAGCATCATCGAAGAGACGATTGACATCCGCGTCATAGTTGAGCACGTCCATCAGATAGATCGCCATTCCATAGTTCTTGACCTGTTCCATGGCGAAGTCGGTAACGAGAACGTCTCTGATACCGGGGATCGCCAGGATATTCACATTCGAGGAGATCTCATCGGTGAGAATATTCGTCGCGACTCGGTAGGCCGAGACGATGTTGTTGTCCTTACCCTTACCTGACATTGAGGCGTCCAGCGTTCCAGCGAGACCAAATCCTGTTGTGGAGGTTGTCGCCTTGCCGCCTTCATCAGAGCTTGATGCCTTATCATTAAGGAGCCGGTTATCTCGATCGAGGACGTTCACACCATCGAAGCCGCCGTAGAAGGGAGCCGTGAACTTGCAGTACTCCTGGAACCTGTTGAAGACCGAGCTGGCCGTGTGGACTAGGGTCGCCAATGTGATTCTGTCCGCCCCGAGCGCTGTGTCTGTAATCGTGTAGCTTGTCGCGTCTGGAGCACCATTTCTCAAATACGCAGCCTCGAGCATGTGCTCTCTGGCCGTTCCTGTAACGTTGGTGATCTGTCCGCCAACAAGCTGATTGTATAGTGCAACTCTCGCCAAGGTGAACTTATTATTGTTGAACTCGTCGGCGCCAGCACCTGTCACCAGCGTATCGAGCTTTGTGATGCCCTGGAACGCTGCGTAGGACTTGATGATTGGATTGGGGACGTTCGAGACGTTCGAGTTCAAAGCGGCGTCGAGCACTGTGCCTGTAAGCGGCATTCTCTCAAACTTGGTACCCCAGTAGAGACGGGCGTCGACACGCTCAGATGTTCCAACTTCACCGATGTATTCTGGTGTCACATCGCTAGAGACAGCTCCACGCGTCACCTTGAACCGGAAAGGAAGAGGAGGAAGAACGGACCCAGTTAGTGGTGTGCCTGTCGCTCCGTAATTCCCAAGACGGACACCAGAATCTCCCAATGCATTACCAAATCGATCAGTCATCACAGAGAGCGGGTTGTCCGTAAGAGAATTTGCAGTCTTGAGGACTGGAAGGCCTCTGAACCCGAAAGGAAGTGAGCTGGCTGGCACCGTCTCACGCTCCACAGCATCATTCATCACGATGCGAATTCTCGAAGAACGTGTGGGGTACTTACCTTGGACAATGAGGCGCTGTTCATCTTCGTCCGTCGTATCGAAATTGAAGTAGACCTTCTTATCGCCGATCTTACGAGCGACATAGTTTTCGCTCTTGGGATTGAGGTTACAGTCAGGATAGACCTCGAGGATTGCGAGGTCAGTGTCGGTATCATCAAATCGGCGAACCTGCACGTCGAATGAACCAAACTCGTTTGCAGGATCAAGAGACTTTCGAATATTCGCGATAGAGATCTTGAAATCGCTATTCGAAGCCGCACCGTCAGAAATCGTCTCGAAGTGGAAGAGGTCGTACTCAGAGGATCCATAGGGCTGTGAGATAAACGCCGGTGTTCTGGGAGTCGTATACCGAGTATTGAACTTGCCAAAAAGATTGCGGAATGGAGTTACAGTATCACCGCCAGCTGCCGTTGTAGCGCCTGATCCTGAGAGAATGGCAACCGTGTCAGCGGCAACTCTAACTGCAGCGACCTCATTCTCGACTGCGAAATCAAGATAAAGGAGATGCTCTTCCTCCTGGAACTTGTCTGGATTCGCGTTTAGAACCTTACCAACGTAGTGCTTGCTTGATGGATTCAAGGAAGCCGTGAAGATTCTAATTCCATTGACACCCTCATCGCGTGATAGCGCGCTCGTGCTTGAGCTCAAAACGAGCTTGAAGAAGTTCTCACCGAGGAAAGAGGCTCCACCGAACTCTGCAAGAGAGTCGTCAACGTTCGCTGCTGTATAGGAGTCGTTATAGTCTAGGACTTCGAATCGGGATCCCGTTGGAGTAAAGAGGACTGCGCGGACCAGGTTGACTCGATCATCTCCACCTGCCAGACGCTCAGCAAACGTCTTGTTGTCGCTATAAACAGGGTATCCTGCAACTTCTTGTGTATTGAGCTCATGCACGGCGCAAAGGAACTGGACTGATCCTGGCGACTTATTCGTTCCGGAACCAGAGAGGATAAATCCGGCGCTCTTGACAGTGCCTAGAATCTCAGTGTTCGAGATGTCAGACTCTGTTGTATTCGCGCCCGCTCCTAGAACACGGACGAATGTGACTGCGTTGCGATGCTTGAGGAATTCCCGAACAGCATAGGGACCAAAGCGATCAGGATCGAGTGATCCAAACCGGTTCTCAAAGTCGACCGTCGTGCCGATAGTGACTGGGACGAAGGCGGGTCCCATTTTAGACGTGCCAATCACGCCCGCAGGAACTCCGAGCGTTGTACCCTGGCGGGCTGACAAGTCAATTTCCTGCTCGAAGAATCCTGGGGATCTAAATGTCTGTTCAGCCATTGAACCAACTCCTTAGGCGTACGTTAACCCTTAGTAAGTATGGAAGAAAAAGCAAGCTTTCCTCTTTCCGCAGGTCATATCGTCGTGTTCTAAATATCATCCAACTTTTTGATTATCTGTTCCCGATAGACAGTCTCACCTGACCTGCCGCCGGACGACCTAACCCGAAGGAGACCATTTCTCTCTTCTCCTGTAAATATGTCTTTCCGAGTGACAAGGACGCGCTGATTTGCGCGAATAGACCGTGTGTAGCCTCCGACGGTCGATTCGCCAAAGTCAGTGTGCTTATCAAGAGAATCAGAAAGATCTCTCGGAGTGTTGCCGCCGACCTTCGAATCGATAATGTCGTTTGTTTCGCTATACAGGTCTTCCAATAGGAATGAATTTGGATCGGCGTCCTGAGGCGAGGGATTGCCTGTAATGGCTGCAGCGGAGGTGTTGAATATCCCAAAGCTCACTGATGGTGCTGAAACATAGCGCCTAATGTATGCAGGAGACCCTGGATACTGAGGGGCGATGATGTAACCGTTCGCCTTAATGGAGAAGCTGTACCTTATAATTCTCTCTTGGTCAGTGAAATCGTCAGTGTTATTGTCGGCGCTTAAGTCGCTCGAAACATAACCCACGAACCAGTACCCTTTAGGGGACTCGAGTCTAAAAGTCCGACGATCGTTGTTCTGGTAGAGGCTCATGATCGTCATGAGCATCTCATTCATTTCCTGCGTGTACTGCGCCCAAATAGAAACTTCGTACGTCGCAGTGTAATGCTTTGTGGGAGGTATTGTCAGCGTCTCATAGATGTTATTCGAAAACTGTGGGCTAAGCAGCCTTCCCTCTAGCGCGTCTTGGCTGACGTTGATATTTCTACGAGTTCCCACTGTTCCAGGCACGGCACCTGACCCTGCCGGAGAAAGATTGTGTCCTACTGCAGCGATCTCATCTTGATTCTGGAACCCCAACTCATTTACCAAGCGCTTGTAGATAGGATTATCCTTGCTCAGTCGGCGCTTGATAGTAATAGGAAAGGTCTGGCCTGGCATGGCACCATTCTCAGGATCCTGAGAGATGCCAGAGCGCTGGATCGATATGAGAGGAAGTATCAAAGCGCTATGGTTGGCGCCGCGATCTCCCAAGTAGATCTTTCTCCTGAGAATTGCGAACCTTTCACCAGTAGCGAAGATGATGGGCACCTTTTTGATGCCTTCGTCCTTCTGCTTCACCTGGAGCGGTAGTTGATTGTCAAAGAGGTTGAAGACGGCGCGGTCGAGGTCCTCGATCGAGCACGGCGGAATCTTGATATCGGTCGCGACATCAGGAGACTCGAAGCCTGTAGGGGTCGCGAGTGGCGCATTATTTGGAGTCATACGGGTACTCATCACTCATCTCCATAGAAATAAGAAGTGGACTCTGATCCCTGTATGGTGACTTCCTTCGGGCCTGTGAGACCTGGGTCGAGCTTACCATCATCGACAAGCTGTCTCTTGTCAGCCGTCTCTCCGAGTTTATTCTCCACATATCCACGCTGCTGCACGAACTCTTTCTGCACTGCGTCTTTGTCAGAATCCTCCTCAGAGGAGGGTCCATTCGTGGAGTTATCAATAATGCCCTTACGTGCCTGCACACAGGTGAGCTTCATACCCACGCTGTGCTCGATCTGTCCATAGACCTGCTTCTCGGTCAAGGCAGATGTGATCTCGTAGAACTCGGTTCCATAGGAAATGTAGTCTCCTACACGGGCTACAATGTCTCTATCGAGCAGGTCTCTATTGTGTAGGAATAGAGAAATCGTGTACACTTCTTCAGAGCCGTATCGATTGGTCGCAATTTTAGCAGGCTGCCACTCAACAGCGGCCTCAATCTCAATAGGAGGATTGAATACCTTCTCTCGGGCTTCCTCATAGACGTCATGGATCTCTGTGAGGTCCTCTCGCACGCCATAGTAGTAGACCTTTTGCCCCCGGACGTCTTTAACGAGCTCTTTGGTCAGATCGCTGATGAAATCGATCTCTCTAGGCGTAATGAATAGGCGCGCCATGATTCATTATCCTATGATGATTGCGCGGCCGTTAGGAATGGGTATCGCCCTGAGGATCTTCTGGAGGTTGTCTGCCGCGGCGGCCTCACTCTCCAGGAGCTTGGTGTAGGTGAGCTCGTTGAGCAGCTCGTTGAACTGCGTGCGGAGCTTCTCCTGGTCCTCGCGGCCTTGCGAGATGAGGTCACTACCATTGAGTGTCAGGTCGCCGCCGGGGATAGGCACCGAGGAGAACTTGGACCTGATGAGGCCCAGCAGCTCCTTGCACAGGGCGAGGCAGTACTGCCTGATCCACTGGCGGGAGATGGAGTTGAGCTTGTCGTAGGCCAGGTTGCCGAAT